GACCTATGTTCCGCCGGCCCGGTTTGCCGCCGTCTATCACTTGCTGTCGATCACTCACAATCACCGGTTGCGGCTGAAGGTGTTCTGCGCGAGCGACGAGCGGCCGATCGTCCAGTGGGTGGTCGCCCGCGACATTGACAACGTGTCGAGGTACATCGCCGGCACGTGACCGTAGTGCCACGCCAGGATGGCACCGTCGAACCGGACATTGTGCGCCAGAACTGCCGACGCAGCCCAGTCGATCTGGCCCAGCCGCTTGGCGACTGCATCCTTGCCGACGAACGTCTCCGTCGGTCCGTCACCAACCTTCACACCGCACATGATCGTCTCGAAGCGCGGATCGCGGATATACTCGGTCTCGCTCATCCGAGTCAGCGAGTAGTCTTTCGCCCAGGCCGTTTCGTAATCTATGGTGATCAGCATTGGTGTCACTCGCGGAAATTTGGCGAGCGACGGTATCCTATAATATTGGATCACTCAAGACAAAAAAAGCCCCCGCTCACGGCGGGGGCTTCGTACTTATCTCGGCGTCTTCGATCTCATCATCGGTCGGTTCACGCTCCGCTTCGTATCGAGCTATGTGGCACCACCCCCTTTCACGATCAGAGCAAATATCAGCACTACGATAAACACCGTGAGCAGGGATACCAGCAGACCGATGCCGGCCCAGATCAGGAGGTCTATCAAAATGGCATCCCCCCGAGCTTCTGCCAGTCGGCCAGACTGGCGTGCAACACGCGGTGCTGTTGTCGGTAGTTGTAGGGCTCTTGCTTGGGCTCCTTCAGCGCGACGCAGGAGATCAGCGTATCCTCGGCGAGCTGCATACGTTTCCGGTACTTCTCGCGCCACTCCGCTTCTTTACCAAAGCGCGGCCAGTCCCAGCGGTGCAAGTCCTTGCCGACCTCGTTGCTGTGCCGCTCCCATATGTCCGGCGCCCGGGCGTAGTAGTGCGGTGCCACCGCCTTGAACGCCACCTTCAGCGCCGGCCAGCGCGCCATGATGTGGTACATGGTCAGCGGGTTGGTGTGGGTGATGAAGTCCGCCACGGTGCTGTTGGTCAGCGCCGCCAGCCTGCGTTCGTAGACCGCCAGCTCGGTCCACGTCTTGAGCCTGGCCATGGTCTCGTCGTCGATGGCTGACCGGTTAAAGAAGATCGGGAATGCCTCCTGGTAGCTGGCGTGCAGTTGCCGGTCGAAGGCGTAGTGGATCGGCTCCGGCAGGTTGATTTGAGTGATCGACCGGCGTCCCAACCCGTGCGCCGGCCCCAGCTCGTAAGCAATGTGGTAGGTCTTCTGCAATGAATCGTAGCCGAGGGCGACCAGCTCGGCCAGACGGGTAGGCTTGGTGACCAGCTTGACCTGCTCGAAAGTGAGCGGGTAGTCGGTTTCCATCATCGAGGCGCGGCGGTTGGTCAGGTGGTTGATCGTCTGCATCAAGCGATGCCGGTGGTCATCGCTGGGTGTCCAGTTTGGCATGATGTAACAATCCCATCCGAGAGGGCCGCCCGATATAATCGACGATTCGGTCATATCGGGCGGTTGACATTTACGGCTTGATGTGGATGACGTCGCCGAACGGCGCTTTCTTATCCGTCGACATGCACCAGATCACCGGATACTCGGGCTTCTTGGGAAATGGCCCGTAGCCGTCGGTCAAGTACACCATGCAGTCCGGCACCAACCCGTTTTCCTTCATCCACTCGAACGGCGGAATGAACGACGTGCCGCCGCGCCCCGGGATCGGGGTGCGGAACAGCCCCTCGACCTCATCCAGGCTGTAGACCCACTCGGTGCCCTGCACGATGGCGTCGCACCAGCCGACCAGCATCCGCCGGGGTTTGACATCCTGCATGATGCCGCCGCCCTCCGAGAAGAAGGCGTTGTATTCGCGCTCGCCCACTGAGCCCGACGAGTCGATCCACACCGCGATGAAGTCCGCCCCGTACCCCCGTTTGCCGGGCAGGTAGATCACCGGGTTTAATACCAGCCGTCGCCGGTTGGCCTTGGACCAGTCCTCCCGCCGGTTGCCCACCTTGCCGGTCACCGACAGGCGGAACTTGTCCTTCCAGTCGACCTGCGGCTCGAGGATTTCGTCGACCAGCCGTTGGATACTCCCCGGGATGCTGCCGATCGCCTTGGCGGCTTGCGCCGCCCTGGCGATCGATTCCCTAAAAGTGATCTCATCGACTTCGTCGACCTCTCCAGTAATTGGGTCGACGTATGGCTCCTGCACCTCGTCGAACCGGCCGCCGGCGGCCTTGGCCCGCTTGTCCGGCACCGAGCCGCGCCCGTATGACTGGGTTGGGAAGCGGCCGCCGCCACCGTTACTACCGGTAGTAACTCCAGGATTGCCGATGGACGGACCGTCGCCGGGATTACGGGAGTGACCCGGCGGGGGCGGCGGCAATTCCTCGTAGAGCTTCTTGTAGACCTCCTCGATCTTGTCGGTCCCCTTGACGTCCGGCCGATACAGCCACTCGGGGTTGCAGATGCCGATCTTGAGATTGATCAGATCGGCGTTGATCACGTAGTCGGCGGCGATGTTAAACAACTCGTGGTGGTATGGCACCCCGTCGACGTTGCCGGTGCGCCGGTAATACAATGCCCGGGGCGAGTGCCGCCACACCGCGTGGTAAGTCTCGTGTGCCAGCACAAAACAGCGTTCCAGCACCTTGAGGTCCGTGAACCACGGCGGGTTGTAGAACAGCCGCTTGCTGTCGGTGGCGGCCGTCGGCATCCGCTCAGTGGTAGGCCACTCGACCAACTGGTCGTAGTAGAAGTAGGCGAAGAACGGGCAGGCGGCCATAAAGGCGACGCGCGCCTCGATCATCGCCTGGTCCTGCGCCGGTGTAGTGGTCATACGGAACGGTAGGCTCATCCGAGTTCTCCTGTTTTTGAGGTGCCCGTCGCGGGCCAGCTAACACTGGACTAGCCCCACGGGCGGTCGCGGTTCACTTGCTCCGTTAGGAGCGGCCACACTCACGACTTGTGGCCATCTCGGAACTCCCCGTAAATTTCTTTTGCCGCCTTAGCGTAGGCAGTCCCGGCTTCTTCTATAGTATCGAAGTATCCTAAGTGGACGGTTTTACCGTTGCGTCTTATACAGGCAGTCCAACTTCCGTAATTCCACCTAGGATCACGATACCACGACACGCCTTTCACACCGGATGTATTACGGGAAGTCAATGCCGTATTAGCTTTATTCTGGGAGCTAGTCGCCCCCCTTAAGTTTTCCCAGCGGTCGTCGTCTTTAACGCGGTTCTTATGGTCTATTTCTTCATCCGGCCAGTTCCCGGTCATATAGAACCATGCGAGCCGACTAGCCCTGTACTTCTTACGGTCTATAAAAATCTCCCGATAGCCTCTGCTGGTCAAAGTTCCGGCGATCCCACCTTGAGACGGCCGTCCTGCCGGCTGGCGCCGTATCCACCGAAATGCCCCAGTTATAGGATCGTAGTCGAGCACCTCGTACAACCTAGCTATTGTTAAAGACACGGCGCCCTCCAGTTACCGCTTGGTGATACCGGCGAGCGCCTTGAGCGCGCCCATCTGGTCGACCGCCAATTGCAGGCGGTTGATCTCGTCGACCACCAGGCACCAGTCGCAGCCATTGTCGCGGCCGCCATTGTGGCGACGGATCAGCCACATCAGCTTGCCGTCGACATCCGGCGGGGGTTTATCGCGCGGTGCATTCGGGTTGGCGATTTCCTGCTGCATTTTACACTTGGTCATTACAGCCCCCATGACGCCAGCTTGGCCGAGATACGCTGCGCCTCGCTGGCGGTAGACGAGCGTATGGCGGGGTCCTTCCTGAGGTCGCTGGCCTCGATGCCGGTCAGCATGTTGTCGATGTCGTTGGCCACCTCGTTGACGCGCTGGTCGCCGCCGATGTTCCACCCCGGCAGCAATGTGACCAGCTCACGCACTGCACGCACGCTGGCCTCCTTAAAGATCGCGTCCTTGTCGGACAGCCGATCGGTCAGGTGGCGCACGCGCTCGCCGACTTCCTCCCACATGGCACGCTGCGACGCCTGCACCTGGATACTCTGGCGCGCCTTCAGGTGGTGCGACAGGCGCTCCAGATAGTTCGGCGGCAACCCCCTAAACCCGGCGCCGTCGGGGATCGGCTCGAAGTCCTGCCAGATTCTGAAACGCGACCTGATCTCCTCGGCGGTGGGATAGTCGCTTTGCTTGTACATGCCGCCGAGGTTCGGCTGCGCCGACAAGATCAGGCTCGGGTAGATCGGCAGGAACCCTTCCAGCTCATCGACCGCGTGCCTTTTGAGGTCGCCGATCTCCTTGAGATACCGCTGAAAGATTGGGTGCGGCAGCAGCCTCGGCCCGGTCTTGCGATCCGCAGCCAAGTCGCTGACCCACGGCAGCGTCAGGTCGTAGTGGCGCATCCGCACGGCGGCGTACGCGCTGCGCACCGCCTTTAGTGGGCCGTCGACGCCGGCCAGCATGTTCTTGCGCAGGTAGCCGACGTCGCCTTTGGCGTTGTGCAGGCGTTTGAGGGTTTCGAGTTCGGTGTGGTCTGTCTTGACGCTGTCCCACACCGAGATTTTGACGTGCGCCAGCAATGCGCTCTCTTGCAGCGCCTTCCCCATGTCGAGGTCGGTCACCGCCGCGTCGATCGTGTCCATTATTTACTCCTTTCGCCGGTTCCATTCCGCCACGGCGGCATCCCGCCAGTGGTCGCTGGTTTCGTATTCCGTGCGGACTTCCGGACCTCTTGCGCCGCACGACACGCACTCGACGCAGCCCCATTTTGGCTGCGCCGCCATCATCCCGACATTGGACGAACCGCAAAACGGGCACGGCTTCGGGTCCATCACGGTTCCTCCTTGTTCTCGAGTTGGTAGATGCGGCCCAGGTAATACGTGTGCTGCCACGGGTACGACGAGCCGCAGGCCGGGCAGAAGACGTAGCGGCCACCGCCGTCGTCTACCTCCCACCGCCACTCGCAGCATGTCGCCGTGCAGTTAGTCTCGCGGCTCAGAAACCCCGCGAAGCCGGCACTCACGTCGGTCATTGGCTCCTCCTTACTACCGTAGTAAACTGCGCCCCGCCGGCCGGCCTTGAATCCCACCGTCCGGCCTCCGCCGCCGGTCTGCAGACCGGCGGCGGTGGGGATTCAGCCATGAGCGGCTATCAGCACGTTCTTGTTCTTGCGTTGGTAGTCGCGGTATTCCGGCGTCGGGTAGACGTACTTGGCGCGCCGGGGATCAGCGACGATCGTGTTGATACCGAGCACGCCCATGTCCTGGTGCATCCGCGAGATGTACTTGATAAAGGGCGAGGCGGTGTCCTGGCTGATGTGCTCAACCAGCTTGAACACGCACACCATCTGGCCGTCCTGACCCGCCGGCAGCTTGGCGCGCATCGGGTCTTTAATAACGTCCTCGATGTCCGGCAGCTGGTCGGCGTATTTCAGGTGGGCCATGTACTGACCCGCCGCCGAGGCGCCGATCCAGCTAGCGACCAGCTCGTGCGCGATATTGTCGTTCAGGTTTAATAGCTCGCCGCGCGCCGCCAGGGCGTCGGTCCTGATGCCCCGCAGGTCACGGTCCATCAGCACGAGACTTCGCGGTGTGCAGAACTGGTCGGTCCCCTCCGGCACGGTGTCGCGGAACACGACGCCGGGGTGACTTCTGGCGAACGACACCGTGAGATAGTGCGGGCG